TACAAGGTGGTCAAAAAGGAAGACACGTCGTTGCAGCAGTTGATCGACAACATCGTTGAACTGTATCTGACGACGCTGTACAAGTTGAAATTTTTGGGATAAGGTGAATCGACATGGCCGCATACAACAAATTTCAGCCAGCCATCGAGAACCTGTTTGAGAACATCAACGCAGGCTCGGATAGCTGGGTCATCAAGCTGGCGACAGCGGTCAACCAGGCCGCTGGCACGATCACCGAGGTCGCCAACGGCAACGGCTACACGACTGGCGGCAACTCGGCTGCTACGGTCAGTTCTACGCAGTCTGGTGGCACGTTCAAACTGGTTTTGAGCAGCCCGACGGCCTGGACGGCCACTGGCGCAGGATTTTCATTCCAATACGCCGTGCTGGTGGACTCGACGACGAGCACCAACGTGGCGTATTGGGACTATGGCAGTTCACAGACCGTGGCTGCTGGTGAAACTGTCACTGTGACGCTGGATGGCACCAACGGGGTCTTCCAAGCGACGTAAACATGGGGGTAGTGGCCTATCTTCTTTGCGAGGATGGTTCCTATCTTGTTCAGGAGGATGGGGGGAAACTAGACCTTGAACCACTTGAGTACATTGTTGTTGCAGACTACGGCTCGTACACTGTCACGGGCCAGTCTGCAACTGTCGCCAAAAACCGCTTTCTTACAGCGGCTTACGGGACATACTCGGTCACTGGTCAAAGTGCCACAATCGCCCGCAGCAAGGTCGTTATCGCAGATGCTGGCAGCTATGCTGTCACGGGTCAGTCTGCCACGCTTGCCCGCAGCCACCTGGTCACCGCGTCAGCCGGTAGCTACGCCGTCACGGGCCAGGATGCCACGATTCTGCGCTCCAAGGCGCTTTCTGCTGCCGCTGGCAGCTATGCTGTCACTGGGCAGTCTGCCAGCCTTCTGCGCTCCAAATTGGTCACTGCTGACGCTGGCAGTTACGCCATCACCGGCCAGTCTGCCACCCTTCGGCGCGGCCACTCGATCACTGCCGACGCTGGCAGCTACGCCGTCACGGGCCAATCGGCCAGTCTGCTGCGCTCAAAACTGGTCACCGCTGCCTATGGCAGCTACGCCGTTGCGGGCCAATCGGCAATCATCCTCAAGACCCGAGTGCTACCAGCCGACGCGGGAACGTATGCAGTCAGCGGACAAAATGCGACAATCCAGTATGTCCGCAACATCACATGCGATTTTGGGGTGTACGGATACTTGGGTGAATCGGCCACAATTTCCCATGATCGAGTCATCTCAGGCGTACCCGGGACGTACTCGGTGGCGGGAGTGGAAGCGGCAATCGTCATTGGCGGTCAGCCTACCCCCTCTGTTGAAAACCCGTTTCTTAAGTTAAGATCGTTCACTGAACGAAGGAGATTCTGATGGCAATTAACCTCAAAGCAATTACCTCGGTGCTGGGTTACCAGCAGATCACAAGTCTGAGTGCGGCAACCAAGCTGACCGTGCCTCAAAGAGACACGAGTGGTCTTGTGGGTAGTCCCCGTATTGCCATCATCACCCCCGAGGGTCAGGCAGTCCGCTGGCGTGACGATGGCGTGGCCCCCACGGCCAGCGTTGGCATGCCTCTGGCAGTCGGCGTCACTTTGCAATACGATGGTGACATCAACCAGATTCAGTTCATCGAGCAAACCGGTGGCGCGAAACTGAACATCACCTACTACTCTTGATGAGGTTGCCATGAACATTTCCAACGACGCAACTCCTGTCGATCCCATCGAGTACATCACCAAGCAACTGTCCAAAGACCTGGTGCAGTTCCTGAAAGTGCGCGACGAACTGGCAAAGCGCCAGGGTGCGCTGTCTGCGGTTGAAGACGCCGTTGCCGACCGCGCCAAGGCCAAGGCTGAACTCGAGTCTGCCCAAGCCGAGGCGCTGGCTGTCCGTGCTGACGCCAAGCGCACTGCCGACGAGATCAAGGCTGCGGCTGATGCCGACGCCGCAGATGCCAAGCGCATGGTGAACGACGCCGTGGCTGCTTGCAAACAGTTGGCTGCGCGTGAAAAGGCTGTCAGCGACCGCGAGGAAGCCGCTGCCGCACGTCAAGCCGAACAAGACAAGGCGCAAGTCGCTATCGATCAACAACGCGCCAATCTGGCCGCACAAGTTGCAGCCCACGAAGCCCGCGTCAAAGCATTTCAAGACAAAGTTGCCGCTCTGAGCGCTTGATCTTGATGGAGTAACACATGGCCGTCAATCTCTCTCCCGTGGGCGGCGTTGCGGCCCAGTTCTTCACCAGCACCGGTGCGGTGTTGACTGGCGGCAAGTTGTACACCTACGCTGCTGGCACCACGACCCCTGCGGTGACTTACACAACCTCCCAGGGCAATGTGCCTTGGACGAACCCTGTGGTGCTCGATGCCGCAGGCCGTGTGCCTGGTAGCGGTGAAATCTGGTTGACGGATGGCATCATCTACAAATTCGTGCTCAAAGACAGCAACGATGTGCTGATCGCCACCTACGACAACATCACTGGTATCAACTCCAACGCGGTGGCTTACACCAATCAGCAAGAGATTGTCACAGCCACCGCTGGTCAAACTGTGTTCAATCTTGGCATCAGCTACGCGCCAGGTACAAACAGCTTGTCAGTGTTTGTGGATGGCGTGAACCAGTACGGCCCTGGCGCTCAATATGCTTACACAGAAACCAGTAGCACTTCGGTGACCTTCAACAGCGGCCTGCATGTGGGCGCAGAGGTTAAGTTCACCACCACGCAACAGCAAGGTGCTGGCGCTGTGGATGCCTCACAAGTTACCTATGACCCACCGTTCACGGGTTCTGTGGCGACCAACGTCGAGGCTAAGCTGGCTCAAACGGTTAGCGTGTTTGATTTTATGAGCGCGTCTGAAATTGCAGACGTGCAATCGGGCACTCCGACTATTGATGTGTCAGCGGCCATTCAGGCCGCGCTTGATACTAAATTGTCGGTTTATTTTCCCCCGGGTGTTTATGGTCTGACAACGGGCATTACGCTTGCTATGGCAGGTCAACGGATTTATGGCGCGGGGCCGTTTAACAACATGGTTCCGTCACAAATTTCTGGCTCACGTCTTAAACGAATTTCAGGAACAGCAAACCCTTTGATTTCTGTTGTTGGCGACAATGGAATTTTTGAGGGGTTTAGTTTTGACAACAACGATGCGTCAAACGCAGTCTGCGTAAAGATTACGTCGCACGGTCTGACAGTGCGTGATTTTGATTTTTACAATCAAGCAGGCGGCGAAGTTTCGTTGTGGTTGGACTCGGTAAACACCTCGAATTACTACAACATAACCGCAGTCAACATGCGGATTACGGAAACCTTGTACACCAATTTTTATGGTATTGGGTTGGTTGGTGGACTTGCTGGAAATGTTTTATACATTAACGGGCAAGCAAGTGCGGGTGCAAACGGATGTCAAAACTTAAATTTTTTTGGCGTCTTTTTAGAAAACTCCAACAACACTTCATCCGTTCGTATCGACGATAACGTCACCAACGTACATTTTTATGGTGTTCGCGGTGAAATTGGTTCCACAATGGCGACCGCTTTGTTTGACATCAACGGTGACAAAAACGGAACAGGTGTTTATCTTGCCCGCAACATCACTATTGACGGTTTTACGTTCGGCATCACCACTGGCGCATTGGGTGATGCAGTGCCATATTTCAAAGTGTCAAACGCTCAAAACATTACTATAAAAAACGCATATTTTAAAGACACTTTTTCATCTGCTGGATTGAATTACATCGTTTTAGATGACGTGAAATACTTTTCGGTGGAAGATTGTTTTGCCTATGCGTCAAACGCGTTCAACTTTGTTTCGTGCGTTTCAAGTTGTGTGTACCTGTCGGCAAAAAATTGCAACCAGTTTGATGTTTCTGTTGGAACTATGCTCTGGCAGGGAACATACATCAATGTTGAAAATACTAATATGGCGCAAGCCTTTTCGACAAGCGGCGACGCTGTAACCATGACAAACGTGTCGGGGGCTATTAACTTAGCCAACTCAACATCTCAAACTTTGGTGAATTGTTCAAACCCCACAAATCTGCCTTCAAATGGTTCTGTGACCATCATAAACAACGGCATGGTTAGATCAAATATCGCCAGCGTCGCGTCGGCAAACAACTTAAATCTGACCTCATCGGGCGAGAATTTTTTGGTTACGGGTACTACGCAGATCACAAGCATTACTGGTGGCGGCACAATCATTGGGCGAAAAGTTGTATTGCAGTTTGCGGGGTCGTTGACTGTTAAAGATTTAAACAACTTAAAATTAAACGGTGATTTTGCAACATCGGCGGGCAGCACTCTTACCTTGTTTTGCGATGGAACGGACTGGTACGAGCAAGCACGAAGCATCAACTAAAGGTGACTCATGGCCGACACTAAAATCTCAGCACTGACCGCAGCGACCACGCCGCTGGCGGGAACTGAGGTATTGCCGATTGTCCAAAGTGGCACGACAAAACAGGTCAGCGTCGCCAACTTGACCGCTGGCCGTGCGGTCAGCGGCCTGACGTTTACATCAACTGTGGCGACAGGCACCGCGCCTTTTACGGTGACTTCTACCACTCAGGTGGCAAATCTAAACGCGGCCACTGCGGGCACCGCGTCGAATCTAAAATCTAACGCTACCACTGGCGTGTTGCAAGTCTCTAATATCAGTGCGGCTGCGACACGGGTAATGACTGTACCGGACGCTGATTTTTCGGTTGCCCGCATTGATGCCGCACAGACGTTTACAGGTGTTAATACGTTTGTAACGGCAGGGACGGGCACAGGCGCACCAATTTATGTTTCGCCTACTTCAAACGCAGTTGCCGATGTGTTTACAGGTCGCAATTTAAGCACCGGAACTTCGGCAATTACGCGCTTTGCTCTTGGTAATAATCTTACCCCAACGGGTTTTACGATTACCCAATATGGCGGCAATCACGCCACAAACGCAAACAAGGTTCAGATTAACAACGAGTTTACTTCAAGTATTAGCATTAGCGCCAACGGGGGCACTGACAACATAATTCTCGCAAGTAACGGCAATTTGACTCTTGAAACAGGTAACCTTGTTTTTGGCACATCCGCAAAAGGCATCAATACTTCTGCGGCGAACCCATTTACTTTTAACATCAATGGATCAGAGCGTGGGCGCGTAACTGCTGGCGGTTATACAAAATTCACAAGCGATGGCAGTTATTACAACTCAACAGGCACATATCACGAATTTTATCAATCTGCCGATGCTTGGGGTGCTATTGTTACTGCCGCCAACTCATCGCAAACCAACACAGGTTTTAGAGTTTTTTGCGCCAGAAACACGACAAACAACACTTACTACGCAATAGACTACTACAACACGATTGGCGATAACGTACGTTTTCGCGTTGCTGATTCAGGTAACGTCACCAACGTCAACGGGTCTTATGGCACGATTTCTGATCTAAAAATGAAAACGGACATTGTGGATGCTGGTTCACAATGGGATGACATTAAAGCCATTCGATTCCGCAAATTTAAAATGAGGGATGATCCTGATCAGATTGTTCAATTGGGTGTTGTAGCGCAAGAACTTGAACAAACATCACCTGGGCTAATTGAAGAACACATAGATCGTGATGAAGAAAACAATGATCTTGGCACAACGACCAAATCGGTCAAAACTTCTGTTTTGCTTATGAAGGCAGCCAAAGCCTTGCAAGAAGCAATGGCGCGAATTGAGGTTTTGGAAACCCAAGTGGCCGAATTGAAAACGAAATAGGAAAGCAAAATGAGCCTGACCAAAGTAACCTATTCCATGATTGACGGGGCGGTATTAAACGTCCTTGATTTTGGTGCTGATCCAACAGGAAACGACGACAGCGCACCAGCCATTCAAGCCGCGATTGACGCTGCTGGAACAACTAGCCCGACCGGCGGGGCCGTGTACATTCCAACGGGTTATTTTCGTTGCGAATCGCAACTGACTATTCCGTACCAAGGCGTCCAAGTGTATGGCGATGGCCGTTATGGGTCGCGCATCCATGCGGTGCATACCGATCCGGCCATTATCAATTTGAAGGGCGGCGTTCATTGCACCTTAAATGGGTTGCAACTTACTTCAGACAATACGACCTATCCCGAAACTGGAATTTTGCTTGGTCGGTCAAGCGCAAATGGCGCTGGATTCCATGAAATTACCAACATCACGATGGAAGTGTATGTCAATAAAGCGGGAATTTATAGCATAGCATCCGAGGAAAATTTGTTTAGCAACATTTGGGTTCGGATGTTTGCTGGCAAATATGGATTTTTTACCGCAGCGTCAGACATTTTAAGCATTGACAGTTTGACCACATCAACAAACACAGTCAACAAAGTTGAACGGTTGACGGTGTATTTTGATTCGTTGCCTTATGTTAGTGGCGCAACACCGTTATACATTGATTTGGGTGGAACAAAATTTTGGAATTTTGATTCATGTTATTTAACCCTAAACGGCAACTATTATATTGTCTTTAATGCTGATACAAGTGTTGATGCCCAATTAGTGTTTACAAACACAAATGGTGAGCCAAATGGCGTTGCGATTAACTATGGCGGCATTCAATTTAAAAGCAATAACGGCACCGCAAAAACTATTTCGCGAATTCAATTTTCAGACACTACGTTTGATTTAATTGCCGCGAGTAGAAATTCGGTAATTGTTGAAAGTGGGTCAGGAATTACGTTAAATAAATTCCAGTATGAAGATTATCGAACTAACGGCGCGTCTAATGCCCACAATCAAACATATATCGGATTGATTGATAGTTTTATCGGAACTGCTGAAGGAAACATTGAAATCAGCGGCAAATGCTGGAATAACACAATTATTGCTGACATTCGCAATAATACTGTGCGGGCTACATCAGCCACGCCAGCCGATATTTCCGGCAACACAATTACGCAATATTCATACGTTGGAATGTCCAATGAAGGAACAACCACGCAAACATTGGGCACCGGCCCTATGGTTGTTATTCCAAAACCAGGCGGCGGCATTATGCCGCTTCAAAAATCCGTAGATGCTGCGGAAATTATGCCAAGCAATGTGGTGTTTACCAACGCTGGCGATACTGGTGCGGCCAATTATGAACTGCCTAAAGCCACTTTAGGTAACCGCGTGATGTTTGTAAAAACCGCACAATACAATATTCGATTAGGCGTAAAAAATGCGTCAGGCGATTTAATTTACAACACAGCGTCGGCTGGATTTTCATATTTGAAAAACACCGCCGCCGCGCCTGAAGGTTATGTATTTATGGAATTGCTGTGTGTTGAGCCTGGCAGTTGGATTCCGATTGGCAGCAGCGGAACTTGGACATTTACCAATACCCCATAAGGAATCGCTATGACCACGCCGTTTGACATCATCACCCACGCCATGAAAGACATTGGCGCTTTGATTTAACCCGATCTTGCATCCGACTGAAAAACGGATGTAAGATCAAACAATCCCGTACTGGTGCGGTTCACCAGGGATTCTTAGGAATCGGAAATGACTGAAGAAGTCCAACAAGCCTTAGCGGAAGTAGACTCCGCGCCAGCAGCCGAGGTGACGGCCACCACGGAACCTGCACAAAATGCGCCGGAAGTAGCTGAGACCCAAACCGACCAACCTGCGGCGAAGACATTCACCCAGGAAGAACTCGATGCGGCAATCGGCAAACGCCTCGCAAGAGAGCAGCGTAAATGGGAACGGGAGCAGCAAGCGCGACTTGCAGAAGTGCAAGCCACGCAGTCGATACCCCGAGGTGATCTGAGTCGAGATGCTTTTGAGTCTGACGAAGCCTACGCTGACGCGTTGGCCGAGCGCAAGGCCCAGCAGCTTATCGAGACCCGTGAACGCCAACGGCAACAGGCTGCAACGCAAGCCGCTTATCACGAGCGTGAAGAAGCCGCCCGGGAACGATATGATGACTTTGAGCAAGTCGCATACAACCCCAGCGTCAGAATCACGGACGCGATGGCCGAAGCGATTCAGGCTTCTGAAATTGGACCCGATCTGGCCTACTGGTTTGGATCGAACCCAAAAGAAGCAGAACGCGTTGCCCGTTTATCTCCTATTTTGCAGGCGCGTGAGATCGGGAAGATTGAGGCCAAACTTGGCAGCACTCCCGTTGTCAAACCAACCACGTCTGCGCCAGCACCTATCACACCTGTAACAGCACGAACCAGCGGTAACCCGTCATACGATACGACTGATCCTCGCTCAACGAAGACCATGAGTACGTCGGAATGGATTGAAGCTGAACGCGCCCGTCAGTTGCGAAAGATGCAAGCGCAAATGAACCGCTAACTTTGAAAGGACTCGCATCATGGCGAACAGTATTCTTACCATTGACATGATCACCCGGAAGGCTCTCGAAATCCTCGAGAACAACCTGGTGCTCACCCGCAACGTGAACCGTCAGTACGACGACAGCTTCGCTGTCGAAGGTGCCAAGATTGGTTCGACCCTCCGTATCCGTCTGCCCGACCGCGCTCTGGTGACCGACGGTGCCGCCCTGCAAGTTCAGGACGACAACGAACAGTACACGACCCTGACCGTTTCTTCGCAGAAGCACATCGGCGTGAACTTCACCTCTGCCGAACTGACCATGCAGTTGGACGACTTCGCAGAGCGTGTTCTGAAGCCTCGTATCAGCCAGTTGGCCTCGTCTATCGACGCCGATGTGGCGAACAGCTTCAAGAGCATCTATCAGTCCGTGGGCACCCCCGGCACGACTCCCGCTACCTCGTTGGTCCTGCTGCAAGCCCAGCAGAAACTGAACGAAGCCGCTGCTGTCATGTCGCCCCGTTATGCCACCGTCAACCCTGCCGCCAACGCTGGCCTGGTTGAAGGCATGAAGGGTCTGTTCAACCCCACCGACACCATCAGCCGCCAGTTCAAGAACGGCATGATGGGCATGGGCGTGTTGGGCTTCGACGAGATCAATATGTCTCAGTCGATCAAGCAGCACACCACCGGCAACTGGGGCACTGGCATCACCGTGACCAGCACCGTGTCTACCCAAGGCTCGACCACTCTGGGCATCAGCTTCACCGGCTCCAGCAAAACCTGGAACGTGGGCGACGTGTTCACCGTGGCTGGCGTGTACGCTGTGAACCCGCAGACCCGCGAGTCCACCGGTTCGCTCCAGCAGTTCGTGGTGACCGCTGCCGCTTCTGGCTCGTCCACCGCTACGCTGACTGTCAGCCCCGCGATGTACACCGCCGATCAGGCTCTGGCTACCATCGATGCGTTCCCGCAAGCCTCGGCTGCGGTGACCATGCTGGGTTCTTCTGCCAGCGCCTACGCCCAGAACCTCGTGTACCACAAGGACGCGATCACCTTTGCCACCGCTGACCTGTTGCTGCCCCAGGGCGTCGATATGGCCGCTCGTGCTGTTCACAACGGCATCTCCATGCGTGTGGTCCGCCAGTACGATATCAACAACGACCGGATGCCCTGTCGTATTGACGTGCTGTACGGTTACAGCGTGATTCGTCCGCAGATGGCTTGCCGTCTGTGGGGCTAAACGGCCAAGGGGCTTCGGCCCCTTTCGTCAACTCAACTCTGAAAGGAAATTATCATGGCTCTCCCTAATGGTTCTGGCGGCTATCAGATCGGTGATGGCAACCTCAATGAAGCGCAATTCAAAGTCATCCCGGCTCCCGCTACGGCTACGGCTACGGCTACGCTGACTGCCGCTCAAGTTCTCAACGGTATTCTGTTGGGTTCCCCTGGCACGTCTGCTGCTAGTTACACGTTGCCCACCGTGTCTGACCTCGAGGCCGCACTGCCCTCGGCTACCAAAGCCGGTGTGTCGTTCGACTTGTCTGTGGTCAACGTGGATGGTTCCAGTTCTGGCGTGATTACGCTGGTGGCTGGCACTGGTTGGACCTTGGTTGGTCTGATGACTGTTGTCGCTACGGCTGGCACTGCCCAACTGTTCCGCGCTCGTAAGAGTGGCGACGGTGCTTGGACTTTGTACCGCGTGGCCTAAACCCAATGGGGGCTTCGGCCCCCGTTTTTGAAAGGACACATCATGCCCAATACCAAACCTGTTGGTGTCGCGTACTCGGACCCGGAACTTGTTTCCGGCACCACGATTACCGGCGCTACGATCACTGCTTCCACATTCAGCGGAACAGTCGCGTCCAC